CATCGACCTTCTGCGGGTTTAACGCATACGACGACGTGGTGAATGAGGAATTCAGTAAATTTCTGGTGATTTCTGGACAAAACACCGTCGTGGGCACACCACCCCGGCACAAAAAGTTGTACCCGGTGAACGTCACACAACCGTTCCCCTCCTGGGACTGCCGCTTAATCTTCATATTGAAGCCTGCGCGGTCCCAAAACGCTTTAATGTCTTCCTCGAACTCGTCCCATATCCACTTGCAAGTGGACATAAGGCTGTCGTCGCCCTCAAAGACGCCGCGATACCCTATGCGGCGCTTCTCCTTCCGCCTCATTTTCCGACGCTCCTTGACGTCAGCTGGAAAGGTGTCAACTCGTGAAGTTTTTCCTGGCTGATCCGTGCCCCAGACCCTGGTTCGAGTCATGAGGCCCGAATTTGGTCGGTACCTCTTCGTCATTTTCGAGTGGCGCGTCGGATGGGCGAATAATTCGCTCGGATTTTCTAACAGGCACGCGGCCCACATGACCGTGTTCACCAGGTGATTCAAACAGGAGGTCCCTCGTTCGCCCGAGGGCCGCATTGTCCTACACATCAATTTGTGCTTCATCCCCCGCTTGATATCTATGGTTGACAATCGTATGGTCCACCATGCCTTACTCCTAAAATCGAGCGAGTTGCGCACTGCGCCCTCCATCACATCACGGTCAGAATTCTGACTACAATACAAGCAGTTAGCGATGTGTTCGAGAATGGGATTTTCGATCAACTCCCGAATCTCGAGACCCTGCAGAAAGTCCCACGATGACCCGTCGCCTTCCGTGGAATCAGGGTCAGTTGAATCGACCCTCTGCAAGTGCTCCGCTACTGACACCATTGCGTCGTACTTGTCCTGATGCTTAATATGATCAGTCATATCGTCAGAGAACCAGAAATGTTCAAAGCATGATATGACCAAGAGCGCGGAAAGCTGGTGTTCTTCGCCAGCATTTATGATTACCCGCGGGTTCTTGCCAACTGCCATGACCTCTTGTTTTATCATGGCTCGATATGTTGGCAGAACTCCGGCCGAATCCATTAGGTTGTCGATCGTGTTGTCGAACGTCTTCTCGCTCATCGAGTCTGACTTCAATTCTTTCAAAATTGGATGATTACTGAACCATTCGACGATCTTTTCTTTTTTAAATGTCACTTGCTTAATCTTATTAACGACTCTGGTGATACGGGCTTGGTCACGGCGAAGCATAAAGAAAGGTTTGTACTTCGACACATACCGCGACCTTATCGCCTCGGAAATGTTTGCGTCGTCATTAACAAACATTTCCACTGCCCCTAGAATGGCCC